ACCCTGAGCTGGGTGTTGAACAGCGCCTCAAGTACAGCCTAATGTACCAGCTTTCGCACATAACGCTGGATCGCGGGTCGCTCATTCACGACGACCGCCTGGACTCCCTGGCCATCGCAGTCAACTACTGGGTGGAGCGAATGGGAGCATCAGTTGATGAGGCTCTTGCACGTCGAAAGGCAGAGTTGTGGGAGAAGGAGCTGGAGCAGTTCCTTGAGCACGCGATTGATCCAACGGGGAAGCCTCCTGAGCCTCAGCCGTCGTGGTTGCAGTCAAGTCGGGGGTCTCAGCGACTGCCCGGTCTACGTCCTCGTTAGCACGCGATTGATCCGACGGGGAAGCCTCCCGGTCTGCGGCCGCTGTAGCCCTCGCCGCAACCATCTTGAGGATGGCTTTGGTGCCCGCGGGGAGGCCCAACATGGGGTCGTTCAGGACAGTCTCAACCGCCTTGATCGTCTTGGCAGAGAGTGTTTTGGACTTGGCGGCCATCTTTTGGCGTCGACTTTCGCGTAAGTTGCCGATGTGGCACCGTTGACATAACCTAGTGGTAACACTGGACTTAGGACCGTTGCACTGGGTACAGTTGCCCGCCTTAGCCCTTTGCGACTTTGTAGATCTGACCGACTTACACATACGGCAGTAACCGCTGCGGTTGTTGAAGTCCTGCAAGGGCAAAACATGTCTGCAATCCGAGCATCGACGGTGCGTCGTTGAGCAGATGTTGCACAGGACTTGGTTGGCGGTTGCGAAGCCGCCGCCTGTGCTTCCAGAGCACTTGAGGCAGGTACGGGTGGGCGTGGTCATGATTGTCCGGGGGTGCGAGTGTACTTTGTTGGGGAGCCTGGAACGGGGGTCTGAACTCCGCTACGGGCACGCCCTTCAGCTCGAAGTCTTCGCAAGCTCTTCTCTCTCACCTTACTGCACGTAGTGCAGTAGATGCCGAGGTTTGAGAAGCTCCGTTGTCGCAGAATCCGTCCGCAGTCTGGGCATCGACGGTGCGTCTTGCGGCAAGTGTTGCACAGCACTTGGTTGGCAGTTACGAAGCCCCCACCCGTACTACCAGAACACTTAGGGCAGACATGAATGGTCATGCTTACCCCAAAGTGCGAGTGTACCCGCCCTAGAATGGGCCCAAACAGGGGCACCCTCTGTAACGCTCCAGGATCGCGTATAAACGATTTCGGGCGGAAAAGGTCCTAGGGTAGCCACCCACCCCTCAAAGTGCAGCCTGCGCAAGCCCACGCAGCCACAGAGGACGCTGGCCCGGTACCGCCCCCTGCAGTTGCGGAAGTGGTGGGGTCCGCACCCAGCCAGTGGGCCCAACCAGTCGACCGCGTGCTCGGAGTGGACAACGGACAGACAGGTCCGAAACCCGGAGACAGAGTCGACAGTCCAAAGCCCCCAGTGAGGGTAGATTGGTTGAAGGTTCAACCAGGAGACCAGCCTTGCTTGGCAAGAGACCGATCCCGAGCGAAGCGAGGGGGTCGGTCTGGGCCTCAGAGCCAGCTTGAACCCAGGTTCAATCAGGAGACCGGTTCTGAACCCAGGTTCAATCAGGAAGACCAGTCTTGCTCGGCAAGGAGACCGATCTCGAAGACCGGTCCTGACCCCAAGCTCAATCAGGAAGACCAGTCTTGCTCGGCAAGGAGACCGATCCCGAGCGAAGCGAGGGGGTCGGTCTGGACCTCAGAGCCAGCTTGAATCCAGGTCTAATCAGGACCTCAGAGCCAGCTTGACCCCAAGCTCAATCAGGAAGACCAGTCCTGACTCCTGCTCGAAGCCAGTTCACTTCAGTCCTAACCCCTTGCAAAACAAGGACTTACGGAGGGGATACGGTTTCGGGCAGGGCAAACATATACTTAACTCACCCTAACTAACCTTAGTTGAGTTAAACTTACCTAAGTTGAGTTAACTAAACCATACTTAAACTAAAGTGAGTTAAGGTGAACTACTACAAAGAAGGAAGAAAGACAGAAGAAGAAGAGAAGAAAGACCAGTTAACGTTAGTTATAGTTAACTATTGTGAACTGTTCAGCAAGCTATAAACAATTACAATCTCTTCTATAAAATGACTACCATGGAGTATATATCATACATATATACTTACTTAGGTCAATCCGTTTTCGTCGTCTGAGCCGGGGCGCGGCCCCAAAGTTTGGAGGTGATCGTGGCTAAGAGCAAAAAGCAAACTCCTTGGTTCCTCAATCCGATTGTCCTGGGTGGGACCACTATCGAAGTGGTCTTCAATGACGGTCAAGCTGAGTTCGGAACGTGGACTCAATGGCCCCGTCCGACAATCTCCCTGGGCAACCAGCACCACTCGGAGGTCGCAGGCACTCTCCTGCACGAAATCCTCCACGGAATCAGCGATTTGTACGAGCTGGGGCTGTCCGAAGCGCAGGTCAAAGTGCTCGAGCAAACGGTGATTGCTGCCCTCCGTCAGAACCCTCAACTAGCTCAACACCTCTTGCACGGCAAATAGTTATGGGACTCCCCCGACCCGCAGACAAGAATGAAGTCCGACAGGTAGAGACCCGCCTGCTCGGACTGATCGAACAACTGATTGCTCGGGCTGATTCAAATGACGTTATCGACGCTAGTCAGCAGTCAGTAATTGAGGGAACCCTCCAGGCACTCACTGCTCTGGATGGGTCCCTCCTGTCATTGACGAATGACGTGGACGCCCTCGCTGTCGAGTTCAATGACCATTCCGACAGGCACATCACTGGTGGTGCGGACGTCATTCCCGATGCCACCACGACCTCCTCAGGGCTGCTCCCTGCCCTGTCTGGCAATGCCACAGACGTGCTCAAGGGCAATGGAACCTGGGGTACGGTCAGCGGTGGTGTCACCGATCACGGTGCTCTGACTGGCCTTGGGGACGACGACCACACCCAGTACGTCCTCGCTGACGGTACTCGGACTGGATGGCCCCTGCCCGCTGAGACTCCTACCGCGGACAGCATTGTGCTCAGTGGAGCAGATGCTCGGACGCAACCTGGCTACGGCAAAGACTTTACGGCGACCGACCTGTACCAGGACTCCACTGGCAATGGGTACGAAGCAACCTACGTCGCTGGCTGCATCAACGGTGTCGCCCTGACGGCCGCTTCGAGCACGGCGGGCAGGACTGAGTTCATCCCGTTCATCAGCCCTCGTCGTGGTGGGACCCTCGTCCGCGTCTACATCCAGATCACTGGGGGCTCGCCCACCGGGGACATGACCATCGCCGTGTACGACTCCAAGAGCGACGGGGACGGCGTGCTCGTACAGGACGACCTCCGTCCCGACGGGGCTGCCCTGGGCAGTGAGACGCTTCCCCTGAGCGCGACGGGCGTTTACACGTTCACCCTGAACGCTGACCTGGAGCCCTGCAGGGTCTACTGGCTCGCCTGCTACACGGAGAACTCCGTGACGATCAGGCAACTTCCTGTAGGCGGTGCTCAGTCCTGGCTGGGCTTTCCTGTGCCCACGGGGACCACCCTGCCGCGGGCTACGGTCGCGTTGTACGAAAGTGCAGCGCCGACGTCCTACGACGGCACGGAAGCCTGGTCCCGGTCGACGGGAAGCATCACAGCGTGCTTCATGGACTTCGGTCCGTAGTTGGTCTACAGCGTTTACTGGTCGGTTTCATCGGTGACCGTCCTTGCCACTTAACCGTGGCCTCGTCTCCAAAGGTTTTTGGAGCAAAATTCCGAAGTGGTTAATAGAACGAACGAGCATGGCGGCCCCCCCATGGGCACACGTTCGGCACATATATAGACGCACGCGCGCGCGCGATCCTCCCTGATCGGATCCCGAATCCGGCTCCATCCGGTACACTCACATCGGTTGCATAGTGTCGGTGGGGTCCCTGTGACAGGGGGACCTAATCGACGGCTCTTCAACCCCGCAGGATCATAGGTGGCGCATGGTGGCGCCACCCGCATCGAGCCTGCCAAGAATGCAGTTCTGAGTAATTTCACTTGGGGCCAGCGTTTTTGCCGATGAATCGAGTCTTCCAATTCAAAACCCGCTGGGCAATAGGATGCAGCAAGGCGGGCACGCGCGGAAAAGGCGAGAGGCAACAAGCCAACCCGCGCGAGAATCGACGTCTAAGCTAGGTTACGTGTAGGTTAGTACACGTGGCCTAGGTCACCGGATACTGTCCGGTCTGATGAGCCCACGGTATGGGCGAAACTTCTCACAATCAAACGAGAGCTTAGACCATGAATCCTACTGACCTGATCATCGGTGACGATGATCAAAATGATGCCGCGATCGTTCAAGATTATCTCGATCGCCACGGAGTGTGCTTCAATGATGAATGAGCGAATGTGGCTTGTCGCCGTGCGCAGGGTCTGCATCGTCATCACACCCGATGGGGGCGTGCAGCTCGCGAACCGATGGGAGCAGGTCATGTTCCACGGCGAGACGGAGGTGCACGCAACTAATCGCGCTTTGGCATGGATTGACGACATCAATCGATGGACGCGTCTCGATTATGAAGCCTACCTGCGGCAGGAGCAGAGCAGTGGCAACTAAGCTCCTCACCGTGTCTGGCAAGACGGCCAAGACTGTCGCCGCTGGCATCGTCGATGCCGCCCTTATCCTCTACCTGCCGCCCGGCAGCAAGAATGTCTGCCCAAACGCAACCCCGGGTTGCAAGGCGGCATGTTTCGGGAGCAAGGCTCTCGGGAGCTTCCGCTTCCGCATGGATAGCGTTAGCCAAGCGCAGAAGCGTAGGCTCGACCTCTGGCAAACCGATCCTGTGCGCTTCCGCGAACAGCTCGGGCAAGAGCTTGTCGCAACTTTCCGCAAGTTGCGCAAGGGTCGCGATCCGGCCAACCCGCCCACGGTTAGCCTGCGTCTGAACGGCACCAGCGACATCGAATGGCCGATCGAATTGCGGCAATGGATCGACGGTCTGGCCCGCTCTTCGGGGGTCCGTCTAATCCAGTACGAATACTCGAAGAAGCCCCCGGAACAATGGCCGGATGACGGCGTCGACCGGACATATAGTGCGTCCGAACGTGATTCAATCGAGCGAATTCAAGAGCTTGTCGGCAAGGGCATCCGGGTCGCAGTACCCTTCAACCTCCCTCGAAATGCCGACATCGGCGGACTCACTTGGAACGGCGTGTACATCGTCGACGGCGACCAGCATGACGCTACTTTCGTGCAGCCTAAGGGCGTAGTTGTGGCGCTTCGCCAAAAGGGCATTGCCAAGTCCGCTCAGCATCGTGGGTTTGTCCGCGAGGCCGAATTCACGGCGGCCGCGGGCAACGTGGTCCCCTGAAAAGTGAGTGAGTTCCAGACCCGCCCAGCATCGTGGATTCGTCCGTGGTGCCGAGTTCTCTGCACCAACGATCAACGTAGACCCCTGAAAAGTGAGGACCTGTGAGCACCCATCAAGAGCTACTTGACCATCTACTGACCGATCTAGTCAACGCCCACAGGGATCTTGAATCCGCCGTGGCAAGCATGATGCGATCCACTGACTCTGCGCAAGTGGACTATTGGCGCAAGTTAGTCGAATACCACGACGCGAAGAGTTCAACAATCTTCAAAAGGTTAATGCGTGTCTGGGTCAAGGAAGAGCCCGCACAGTGAGCAAACGGCCAGCATAGACCCCTGAAAAGTGAGTGAGTTCCAACAATGGGTAAGAAGCTCAAGAGCCAAAAGCTGAACGGCGCCGAGGCCATCGAATTCCTACGCAAGTTCCAAGATTATGGGGAGCCCGCTTTCATCGACGAATGGGGCGACCACCGCTGCCTGTACTGCAAGAATCTTTCCGGGCACCATGATCCCAAGTACCACAGGCCCGACTGTCTCTGGGTGCAGCTCAAGCAGCTTGACCTGACCTAGGTACACTCACACCAATCCAACGATAAGGCACAATCCATGATCACAATTCACGAGCCCCACTCTCAACGCAGCCGCCCAGTCGATGTTAGCGGCCTGCAGTACCCTGTGCTCATCATCGCGATCCCGCACAGCGGCCCGGCCGACATCCTCCCAGCGGCCGACCTGCATGAGCTGATCATGCTTGCGCAAAGCATCGCCACCACCGATGAAGATGCGCCGACTGAGCACGTCGACGGCGGCGTGGACTCGGCCGACATCCTGCGCTGGCTGGCCTACGATATGCACCGAACCTACATCGTGGACGCTCGCGACTTGCGAAATGATCTGCTCGGCCTCGATTCGCGCGGCATCCCTGTTCATGGCTGGCCCGGAGTCGAACTCCTCCGCCTCAAGATGTTCGTGTCCGATTGTGATCCGATGAATGACCCGTCCTGGGGGATGTCATGAGCGTGATCATCTGCCCAGACGGAAATCTGAACGGCGGCGATCCCACGGAAATGGTCTACTTCACGTGGGAAGCGTGCGAGGCGCTGAATCTTGCGATACGCAAGGCCGAGGCCGTGTTCCCGCACCCTCGAGACTACCAGAACAGCCCGGCCGGAACGTATGAAGCGCACGCCGACGAGGCCCGCCGCAGGCTGGAAATGCTGCGAGAGGTGTACTCCCTGTACGGCGCCGATCTGCTCGCGGTTGACGAGGTTGTCGCGCGTTCGACCGTCCACCGCAAGCGGGCGCCATGACCAAAACCGTGACCCGCCTGACCTAAGGTACACTCGCACCGATCCAACGATGTCGACGGATGCTGGTCCGCCGACACCGTAAACCAACTACCAGCAAGCTAAGGACTTCTCACAATGTCGCACGAAATCACTTCAACGGACACGTTCCTCTTCAACAAGCCCGCTTGGCACGGTCTGGGCATCGTCCTCGATCGTTCCTTCACAATCGACGAGGCCATCGCCCAAGCTGGCCTTGACTGGACGGTCTCCCTTGAGCCGATCCAAGTCTCCTCCTCCGCTGTCCCTGTCGAAGGCTACCGCGCCGTGGTCCGCGAGGGCATCGCTGAGCCTCTGGCCGTGGTCGGTGCGGATTACACCCCGTACCAGAATCACGCGATGCTCGAGGACGTGCGGCAGGCTGCGTCTGCAGTCGGTCGCAGCAGCGTCTACCTGCACAGCGCGGGCTCTCTCCGTGGCGGCCGCACCGTGGTCGTCTGCGTCGCTCTCGGTGAGGGCGAGGTGGCCAAGGGCGACATCGTTCGCCAGTACGGCATCGTCACCAACGGCCACGATGGTAAGCAGTCGGTGCGCGTCTGGGCCGCTAATGAGCGGGTCGTGTGCGCCAACACCGAGCGCATCGCCCTGATGGAGGGCATCACGAACCGCACCATGACGAGCCGCCGCCACACCTCTGGCCTGATCGTCGACGTGCCCCTGCTCATGAGTCGCATCCTGATGGCCTGCGACGCCGCTGAGATGGATATGCGGCAGGCACGCCTGATGGCCGAGATCCAAGCCCGCGACGAGGTCTTCGGTCGCATCTATAAGCACCTGTACGGCACGCCTGAGACGGATGCTCAAAAGGCCAAGGCGGTCACGATCTTGAGCGAGTGGGCGGCCCTGCGTCGCTCTCCGATCACGCGCCTCGGCAATGAGGCTGACGGGTCCCTCTGGGAAGCGTACAACGCAGTGACCGCTTGGGTGGATCACAAGCGGGGCAAGGTTCAGGAGCGGGCGGCGAGCAATCTTCTGGGGTCGGGTGCCGACCTCAAGGTGAAGGTTCGCAGCTTCCTCCTGAGTGAGTTCGGGATGTGAGAAGTCCCCGGTCAGTCCTGTCCCAAGAATGAGAAGCCTCTTGGGGCAGGACTGGCCTCTTCCTGAGTGAGTTCGGGATGTGAGAAGTCCCCGGTCAGTCCTGTCTCAAGAATGTGAAGCCTCTTGGGGCAGGGCTGGCCTCTTCATCGAGTCCAATAAGGGAGCAAGAACCAATGAAGCGGTCTAACAAACTCGTCGACCAAAACGCGGCCCTCACCTATGCAACCCACCTGACCACGTTCTCCACTGCCCGAGCGGCCATGAAGACATTGACTGACCTCGGGCCTATGGTTCGGGAAACGCCCGAGGACGTTCGGGAAGCCCATAGGAAGGCTGTTGAGGCGCTGGCCAATCTGGTCACCGCCAGTCAAGTTGAGTGCGGGAAGTTTCTAGACACCGTCTACATCACCTAAGGGAGCAAGAACCGATGATCGAACCCAAAGTCTATGTCGAAATGAACGATTCCCTGGCCTACGCCTCCCTCTTGGGAGTGACCGCTGTGGCCTTCACCGCGAACATGGGATTCACCGAGCTGTCTGGTGTTACACGCGGTCTGCATCCAGACGTGATCCGTGCGTTTGAGGATGCCCGCGCTTCCCTCAGCCACTTGAATCGGGTGTGCAAAGAGCACGCCAACATCCACCTAGACCGCCTCGAGCAGTCCACCGCCCAAACCATCCAAAACCAGTTCAACAAGGACCAAGGGAGCAAGAACTAATGAACAAGCAAGAAGCGCGGGAACGGGCCGAGCTGATGCTGGCCATGATCAAGACAGTCAATTTCAAGAACGCTCTGGGCTGTGTTGAGGACATCCTTGAGGTCAGCCCAGACGACGATGCCGACCGCAAGATGGTGTTCGACCTCCAGCAGAGGCTGGATGGACTCCTTCGCAAGAGTCTGGCGAGAGTCGCGGACCTCAACGCCTGGGCCGACGCGTCGGGAATGGATGGCCTGTGATGGAAACCTACACTGGCGAGCAGAGCGTGGCTGAGATCCAAGCCCGCATGGAGTGGTGCAAAGCACTGCTCTACAAGGCAGCTCAGCGGGCCTTGAATCACGCTGGTCTCAGGGTCAGTGAAGCCGTGAGCTGCACGCCTGTGGACGATCCGCTTCGTCCTAAGGTGTGCGCGCTGTACGACCTGATCGCCCAGCTCGAGCTGGAGTACAGCGCCCGCGGGCGTCCGCTGGAGGTGACACCGTGAGCACCACCTACGATTTCGCCTATGGGCCTGTCCCTGCCCACCAACACCCTAATGGCGGCGGCTGGGTGGCCAGCACAGCGTCTGTGGAACCTACGGTGTATGTCGGTGCAAACGCTCAGGTGTTCGGCACCGCTCAGGTGTTCGACAACGCTCGGGTGCTCGACAACGCTCGGGTGTTTGGCGACGCTCAGGTGTTCGGCAACGCTGCGGTGTTTGGCGACGCTTGGGTGTCCGACAACGCTCGGGTGTTTGGCAATGCTCAGGTGTTCGGCAACGCTCAGGTGTACGGCGACGCCCGAGTGTACAGCAACACTCAGGTGTACGGCAACGCTCAGGTGTTCGACAACGCTCGGGCGCACGGCTACGCTCAGGTGTACGGCAACGCTCGCGTGTCTGGCACCGCTCGGGTGTTCGACAGCGCCTGGGTGTTTGGCGACGCCTGGGTGTTTGGCGACGCTCGGGTGTCTGGCACCGCTCAGGTGTCTGGCACCGCTCGGGTGTTTGGCACCGATCACGTGTCGCAAAAGCTGCCTCTACTGTCCGGCCAAGCCACATACACTTGGTGGGCTTACAATGGCAACCTAGGCTATGGCTGTGAGTGGCATCCGTTCGATGCGTGGACCCCTAAGCTGATTGCTGAACTTTGCAGTAAGCACGGCCACAAGGATCTCCATGCTGAGATCGCGGGGATCGTGACGCTGGTGGGGCAGTGGCGAAAGGGGCTGGGGGTGACACCGTGACCAAGCTCTACTGGATGCCGCTCCCGCAACCGCCGAATGGAGGCGCGTGATGTTCATTCTCTCAATCCGATGCGACGACCGTTTCGTGTGTGACTACCAAAAGGGTCTGTCTGGCGGCTGCATCATGCGGTCGGATGTAGCCATCCGAGGCGAGGCCATCGACCAAGCCAAGGGCGAAGGATGGACCTTTGACGACGAGAAAGCCTACTGCCCGCACTGCTCTCAGCGACGGGCTGAGTGGGCGAAGAAGGGAGGCAGGTGATGTTCGACCAGATCAAGCTGCCCATGACTCACACTACCCCCAGCAGCTACTTGGACGTTGAGAAGCGCCTCCGTGGCATCGTCAACAGCAGGATGCGTATGGCCAAGGTCAAGGATGCTGGCCTCCGAGAGGACTGTGACCAGGAGGCGCTACTAGCATTCTACCTGTCCGTAGACAACAATCCTCAGGATGTTGAGGAGGCCCTCAATGAGGCAGGTAAAGCCGTGGGTCGGACCATCTACCGCTTCGTCAAGGACCGCCCCAGTAACCACGCCGGAGGGGACGCAACCCTCTACTTAGAGGGTGAGTTGGTCCCCGCCGGGGAGGTCGAGGATGCCATTGAGCGGGAGGAGATCACGCGCACCAAGAAGAGGCATCCCGCGGTGTACAAGAACGCAACCTTGTCAGTGAGCAGGAGCGGGATTACCATCCAAGTTGACTCGTCGTCCGTGACGATCCCCATCAGGAGCTTTCAACGGAACCTCAGGACGCTCGGTCTGCTCAAGTACCCCAGTCGCCGTGGTGGCGCTGGGTCCATCAACAAAGGATCCTAATGTTCTATCACTGCACCTACGCAATCACTGACCTGGACGACGTGGAGTACAGCACTCTGGCTGACTCCACCATCGAGACCTCCAACTTCGGAGAGATCGAGGACCTACAAGCGTTCGCTGACTCCTTCAATGCGGCGGTCGATGCCCACGCCACTACCAGCGAGACGGCGGGCCGCTTCAACGTGATCGCCCATGTCAAGTGGCACAATGGTGACGCCGCCAACGAGGCTACCCTGTTGGCCATCCGTCTTCGCATCCGCGACGGCGAGTGGGACGTCATGTACTGCATCGGTCGGGAACCCTACGCCGAGTTCATCTTGAATGAGCTGAACGACTGATGCTGACGCTGGACGCTGAGGCGATGGCTGCTTACTACGCCGTCGAGCGGCGTTCAGCAGAGTTCCGTACCGTACTCCTTGTTTGGCGCAAAGCGTTAGTCGAGAAGCTCTGCATCGAACTGGGGTACGGTACACTCGTAGAGAGAGACAGCAGGTCCATGTGGGGCGGCTTCCTGAGGTTGGATGAGACCGACAGGAACAACCAGCGCCTCATGGACCTGCTGGACATCTTGGATGTTAGTACCGAGGAGTACCTTGAAGAGGAGGGTAAGCGATGAGCTTTGAGCAGTTTGTTGTGTCGATCGTGGTGATCGCCTTTGGAGTCGTGTGTGGGTTGATCTTGCTCAACCTCGTGGTAAATCTGTGGGAGAACAGCAACCAATGACCTTTGACTTTTGCGACGGCAACGGCCCCGTCGCTGCTCATCGACACGCCAACGGCGGTGGCTGGGTGGCGGAGACGGCAACCGTATCTGACACTGCATATGTCGGCCCGGATGCTCGGGTGTTTGGCAAAGCTGGGGTGTTTGACAACGCTTGGGTGTCCGGCAACGCTCGGGTGTACGGCAACGCTGAGGTGCTTGGCGACGTTGAGATGTACGGCAACGCTCACGTGTGCGGCAAGGCTCGGGTGTACGACAACGCTGAGGTGTTCGATAACGCTGAGGTGTGCGACAACGCTCAGGTGTACGGTGACGCCCGAGCGTTCGGCAACGCTCGGGTGTTCGACAACGCTTGGGTGTCCGGCGATGCTTGGGTGTCTGGTGACGCTCGGGTGTACGGCGACACTCAGGTGTCCGACAACGCTCGGGTGTCCGACAACGCTTCGGTGTTTGGCTACGCTCGGGTGTGTGGCAACGCTTGGGTGTCCGGCAAAGCTCAGGTGTACGGCAACGCTCGGGTGTTCGACAACGTTTGGGTGTTTGGCGAGGCTCGGGTGTGCGACATCGCTCGGGTGTCTGGCTTCGCTAGGGTGTCTGGCGAGGCTCGGGTGACTGGAGACGCACGATGAGTTCCACGAACGAAAGGTGGGTGTTCTGACCATGCGTTACATTGAGATTCTCGTCCAGAGCTACATCCTGCTCGGGGTGTTTTTCGTGGTGTTCTCCGGGCTGATCTTGAAGGACAAAGATGAAGGCTGACCGCAACGGCCGTGTGGCCGTGATCGTTCAACACGAAGGCAAGCGTGTGAAGCGCACCTTTGATTCCCGCCAGGAGGCGAAGGCCTGGAAAGCTGAGGCCAAGGAAGCCCTCGCTTGTGGGATGCCCCTGGAAGCTGCGACGCTGCAGCCCACCATGGAGGACCTGCTCAAGGACTGTGCCCGTGACGTCTGGGATTCAGCCAAGGATTGGGAAGGGCTGTATTCCCGCGGCCGCAAGGTGGTCGACCTAGTTGGTCCCAAGACCCTGGTCGAGTCCATCGGGGCCGTCCACGTCGACCGCGTCCGCGCTGGGATCAAGGCGATGGGGTCCTCCCCCGCCACGATCAACCGCTACCTGTCTGCCTTGAGTCGCCTCCTGACCTATGCTCATGGCCGGGGATGGCTGAGCCGCATTCCCAAGATCGAGAAGGACCGTGAGCCTGAGCCCCGGTCCTACGTGTTCTCGAAGGCACAGGAGCAGGCGCTAATCCAGCAGCTCAGCCCTGATGTCTGCTGCAACATCGTTCGATTCCTGCTGTACACGGGCCTGCGTTTGGGTGAGCTGTACGCTCTCCAGCCTGACGACTTCGGCTACGACTGTGTGGTTGTCCGTGGAACCAAGACCTCCAAACCCCGCACCGTCCCCATCCCTCGCCAGCATCTGGCGACGGACTGCAGCGTGATCGCCACCCTGATCACCAGCGGGAAGGGCCTTCCGTCGATCAGCTACCTACGTCGCAAGTTCAACGCGGCCCTGGCTGCAATTGGATTGGGCAAGGGCTACTGCATCCACACGCTTCGACACACGTATGCCACCCGCCTGATCCAGGCTCGTGTTAACATCGTGCTGGTCCAAGCTCTTCTGGGGCACTCGTCCATCACGACCACCCAGCGGTATGTCCACACTGACCTCAGCGATCTGACCTCGGCAGTCCAGAACCTATGAGCGATCTCTCCAAGTCCACTCGAGCACGGGAAAAGCGGTCACGGGCCCTCGGCCTGTCCCGCTACCACGCCAACCAAGCGGCTGCCTATGGACTCAAGGGAGCATCGGGCACGTCCCTGCCCACGTACTTCGGCCCTGAGCGGCTGCTCATGGCTGAGGCCACGCGGCGAATGGAAGTGCGCCTCAAGGAACTGATCGAGGAGTACAAGGACGGCAAGGCAGGCAAATACTGCGGGGCCGTCCGCTACCTGTCTGAGCTGGTTCCCGCGGTGTGCTGCGTGATCACGGCCAAGCACGTGCTGGACAACCTGGCCCGTGACGGGGACTGGCAGCGGACTGTCGGTGCTGTCGGCAACGCCCTCCACCACGAGCACTGCCTGCGTGCGATGAAGAAGCTGAGCCGGGGCCACTGGGACCAGTACGACAAGACCGTCCTACGTCGTCGTACTCGCTCGCGCATTCCAGTGATCGAAAAGACCCTGGCCAAGGCGGCAACCCACGCTGGCGTGTCCCTGTGGTCACACCGTGGACGAGCTGAGGTCGGGGCCTTCATGGTCCAGATCATGATGGAGGTCGGCGGGTGCATCACCTTCGAGGTCAAGCCTGACCACCTGGTCAAAGCGAAGGGCTTTAAGAACCGTCGGAAGAAGATCATCCCGCTGCCCGAAACGGTCGATTGGTTGAAGAAGGCGCATGAGAACGTGGCCGCCATGGCACCGTTCTGGCTGCCAATTCCCCAGCCCCCCAAGGACTGGGCCAGCCCGTGGGATGGGGGCTACTGGACCGACGAGCTGCCCCGCCTGTGCCTGTTCAAGGACTACGACGAGGACACGGGGAACACGAAGGACTCCTGCCCTGAGGTGTACTCGGCAATCAGCCACCTCCAGCGGGTACCCTACCTGGTCAACCGCCCCGTGTACGACATTGCGCTGGTCCTGTGGGAGCGCGACCTTGACGCCCCGGCCATGCCCAAGCGGACGGACTTCGACATTCCCCCTCGGCCCAAGGACCGGGAGAGCGAGGAGTACAAGGTCTGGGCCCGCACCTGCGCTCAGACCCTGAGCCGTGAGGAGGAGTGTCGTGCTCAGCGCATCCTGATCTCCCGCACCTTCACTGTGTGCAAGGAGGTGGGCATCGACCCGTTCTTCTACCCTCATCAGGTCGACTTCCGTGGACGGGCCTACCCCGTCGTGAGCTTCCTCCAGCCCCAGGGGCCCGACTTCGCCCGCGGTCTCCTGATGTTCCGTGACGGCGAAGTCCTCACTGCGACGGGTGTCCGCTGGCTGCGTCGCCACCTGGCCAACACCTGGGGCTTCGACAAGGCCACCTGGGCCGAGCGCGAGAAGTGGTCCGTGGACAATGAGGAGCTGATCCTTGCCACGGCCGCCAATGCGGTCGAGCACCACAAGTGGATGGAGGCGAGCAAGCCCTGGCAGTTCCTGGCAGCGTGCTTGGAGTACGTGGCCTGGAAGGCCAACCCTACGACCTTCCTGTCGCGCCTCCCTGTGAACATCGACGGCTCGAACAATGGGCTGCAGCTCTTCTCCCTCATGCTCAGGGACCCCTTGGGAGCGGGTGCTACCAACTGTGGAACTGGGAACCCCCAGGACATCTACACCCTGGTTGGCAAGGACACTTGGCAGCGTCTGCTGGACGACTACGAGAACCCCATGGCCAAGGCCTGGCTGGAGTTCTTCGGCACTGCCATCCCCCGTGACTACACCAAGCGCGTCGTGATGGTCCTGCCCTACGGGGCGACCTACCGCGGCTGCCTGGAGTACGTGCGGTCAGCCTACATGGACAGCATCAGTGGTCGGAAGAAGCAGCCGATTGCCAGCCCTGGGATGGTGTTCAGGTACTTGACCTACCTGACGGACAAGATGTTCGAGGCCGTGGACTCCCGCTTGGTGGGTGCCCGCAAGGCCATGTCGTGGATCCAGACTGTGGCCGACGCCTACAACGCTGAGGGTATGTCCTTTGGCTGGACGGCCCCCAGTGGGATGCGCATCGAGCACGCCTACAAGGACATGAGGTCGGCCTTCGTGCGAACCCACGTGGGCCAGAAGTTCTTGATCTTCCGAACCAAGGTCCCGACGGACAAGCTGTCCAGGCGCCGTCAGAAGTCGGCTGCCAGCCCCAACTTTGTCCACTCGGTGGACGCTTCGATCATGATGCGGACGATGAACCTGCTGGCCGCGGAGGGCATTTACCAAGTGACTGCCGTCCACGACAGCTTTGGTACACTCGCAAACAACGTAGACAAGCTCGGTGCTGCTGTGCGTCGAGCTGCGATGGAGATCTTCCAGGGCAACCTGTTGGACGACCTGTATCAGGAAGCACAGCACCTACTCAAAGATCCGTCGAAGCTGCCCCCGCCGCCTGAGCAGGGAACCTTCGACATCAACACACTCCAACAAAGCGAATACTTCTTCTCATGAAGTCCACCAAGAAGACCAATCTGGTTACCCCTGTCTGTGTCGCCCTTTGGCCCAAGCTGACCATCCCAACCACCAAGTTCGCCAAGCCGGGAACCAAGGGCAGCTACGAGGTCCAGATCGTTCTGGATCCCAGCAATGAGAAGCACGCTCCGTTCATCGACCGCGTCAATGAGCTGTACGAGGAGGCGATTGCCGAGATGGCGATGCTCGAGAAGAAGCCCAAGATCAAGCGGTGCGATCCCCCGATCCGTCCGCTGACCGACAAGGAAGGTAACGAGACGGGCCTGTTCGCTCTCCGTGCGAAGGCCACGGCTGGCGGCACCCGTGACGACGGCACCGACTGGTCGTTTAAGCCCCGCGGGTTCACCCCGAAGGGCGAGCCCTACACTGGGCAGGTCAACCACAACGCCAAGCTGGCCCTGGCCATCACTGCCCGCCCGTTCTATGTGGCGTCGGTTGGTGCTGGTCTCACGCTGGCCCTGGACGCTTACCAGGTGTACGAGGCTGGCGTTGGTGGCCGCGAGACCGCTACCGAGTTCGGCTTCGAGGTCGACCCTGAAGCTGAGGCTGAAGGCGAGCAGGGCGAGGAACGCCCGTTCTGATGGACTCAAGGGAAAAGGGCAAGCGTGGAGAGCGGGAGGCGAGGGACCATGTGCGCGAACACTGGTCATCACCCAACTGCATCCGCGCTGCCCAATCCAATGGCAAGCACTCCGCTGACCTCTTAGAGGCTGGGAAAGATCTTCACGTAGAGGTCAAGCGGATTGCTTCCATCGGGGCCATGGCGTTCTTGGCTCAGGCCGAGAGGGACCGAAAGCTGGGGGAAATACCAGTCGTCCTCATGAAGCACAACAACGGCTTCCAGGGACAGGGCCGTAAGATGTCTGGCTGGGTGGTAGCCTTTCCCATCGAAGACACTTCCAAGTTCATCGAGTCGATCTTAGCCAACAAGAATTCCATCAATGAAATCAGGTCGAACCTCGGACTCATTCCCGACGACTGATCGAGCGTTTCTATACCACGCGCCCTGTCCGGCGTGCGGTTCATCTGATGCGGTTGCTGTCTACACGGATGGCAGCCGCTTCTGTTTCAAGTGCAAAGCAAGAGGAAGGGGAGCCGTGGAAGCAGTCAAGGTCGCTAAGCCCAAGGCGTGGACGCCAGTCGAGATCACCGAGTTTGGCTGCACAGCCAGAGGGATCACGCAAGACACAGGTCGAAAGTTTGGGTATGGTTACGGGACCGATTCGGCAGGAACCAAAGTCCATGTTGCCAACTACTACGACGACCAGGGGCAGCTCTGCGGTCAGAAGCTGCGCTACCCCAACAAGGAATTCAAAGTGCTCGGGACCGTCAGCAAGCGGTTCTTCGGAGGCAACCTCTGGCCCGCGACTGGTCGGAAGATTTGCATCACGGAAGGGGAGCTGGACGCGCTCTCCCTCAGTCAAGTCCAACAGAACAAGTGGCCCGTCGTGTCCATCCCGAATGGGGCGGACAGTGCTGTCGCCACGCTCAAGGCCAACCTGTCGATGCTCGAGGGGTACGACCAAGTCGTGCTCATGTTCGACAACGACGAGCCCGGCAAAGCTGCTGCGGTCAAGGCTGCCGAGGTCCTGACTCCAGGCAAGGCTTGCATCGCTGTCCTCCCTGAGAAGGACGCCAACGATATGCTCTTGAAGGGCAAGAGCGTCCAACTGGTGGAGGCCATGTGGTCGGCCAAGGTCTACCGCCCTGACGGGGTGGTGTCTGGCGAGGCCGTGTGGGAGAAGGTGGCCGTCGAGGACAAGCGCCTGTCGGTCGCCTATCCCTGGGAAGGGTTGACCCGCCTGACCCACGGGATGCGCATGGGTGAGCTGGTGACATTCACCGCGGGAACTGGGGTGGGCAAGTCACTCATTTGCCGCACGCTCGCTCACGACCTGCTCAGGCGTGGGTACAAGGTCGGCTACATCGCTCTTGAGGAGTCAGTCCGACGATCCGTGCTGGGCATCCTGAGCATCGAGATGCAGCGGCCCCTGCACCTGACTGACTTCAAGCCTGAGGAGCTGCGGCCAGCGTTCGACAAGCTGATGGGCGAGGAACGCTTCTTCGCCTACGACCACTTCGGTTCTGTGGACAGCACCAATCTCCTCAACCGCATCCGCTACCTGCAAAAGGCCTGTGGCTGTCAATGGATCGTGCTGGATCACCTGAGCATCGTGGTCTCTGGACTGGACCCAGGCGAGGACGAGCGTCGTAGCATCGACCGCACAATGACGTTGCTCAGGTCAATGGTCGAGGAGACAGGCATGGGCCTGTTCGTCGTGTCCCACCTTCGTCGTGTTGGGGAGGGGCCTGCCCATGAGAACGGCAGTGAGGTCTCCCTGTCTCACCTACGTGGATCCCAGTCGATTGCCCAGTTGTCGGACATGGTGATCGCCCTGGAGCGAAACCAGCAGTCTGACGATGAACGCAACTTCACCACTGTCCGCGTTCTCAAGAATCGGTACAGTGGAGACACGGGGATTGCGTGTACTCTCAAGTACGACCCAGTCACTGGCACCGTTGCCGAGTGCCATCACGTGGCCAAACCGAAGAAGCAGAAGGACAAGAGGGCGACAGCTAAGGACCATGGATTCACACATCAATCTTTCTAAGTGCGTAGTGTTGGACCTGGAAACGGACAACCTCCTGGAGGCTGTCACCAAGGTCCACTGCGCCGTGATCCGCTCTTCAAGTGAGGAGCCTCTGGCCTTCCTGCCGGGGGACACGTCCTTCTTGGACCTGCTCAGGTCCTACGAAGCGATGGGCATCACCCTGGTGGGGCACAACCTGGTGAACTACGACCTGGCTGTCCTGGAGAAACTGTTTGGGTACGTCCACAAGGGGCCAGTCCTGGACACGCTGGTGATGTCCCGCCTGGTCTACCCAGACATCAAGCCCAGGGACTTCGGCCTGCAGAAGAAGGGACGCATCCCCGCGCCGATGATGGGCAAGCACAGCTTGGAGGCCTGGGGCTACCGCCTGGGATTCCACAAGGGCAGCTTCGCCAAGACCACTGACTGGAAAGAGTTCAGCCAGGAGATGCTGGACTACTGTGTCCGCGACACGGAGGTCACCTTCCGGCTGCTCAGGCACCTGGCAGAGACGGGGCCCAGCAAGAAGGCAGTCGAGATCGAGCACGCTTTTGCTCGGAACATCGACTTGTGTACGCGGCGAGGAGTTAGGTTTGATGTCCCCGAGGGCCTAGCTTTGGCGAAGGAGCTGTCAATCGAGCGAGCCAAGCTCGAGGCTGAGCTGATGGCGCTGATCCCCCCGTTCGTGGACAGCTACGTCACTCCGGCGAAGAAGCTCCAGCGAACCAAGACCACCCCATTCAACCCTGGGTCCCGTGCCCACGCCGCCCGAGCCCTGGGCATCAAGTATGGGTGGAAGCCCACTGAGTTCACCGACACTGGTGAGCCGAAGGTCGACGAAGAAGTGCTGGCTGGGTTGGAGTGGCCCGAGGCCAAGCTGATCCTCAACTACCTGACCATCCAGAAGCAGTTGGGTCAGCTCTCTGAGGGGGCCAAGAACTGGCTGCAGGCGGTCAAGGACGACGGCCACATCCACGCCTTCATCAACCACTGTGGAGCTGTGACAGCCCGCTGTACGCACTCTGGGCCCAACCTGGCTCAGGTGCCCAAGGGTCCCCGCTTCCGCAAGCTGTTCCGTCCCACAGAGGGGCTGGTCATGGTTGGCTGCGATGCCAGCGGTCTGGAGCTGCGATGCTTTGGGCACTACCTGGCGAAGTACGACGCCGGGGCCTATGCGACGGTGGTGATCTCTGGGGACATCCACACTGCCAATCAACAGGCCGCGGGTCTGCCCACTCGAGACAATGCCAAGACGTTCATCTACGGCCTGCTCTACGGTGCAGGTGACGCCAAGCTGGGGGCCATCACTGGGAAGGGCCGTGCGGCTGGAGCTGAGCTGCGAGACAGGTTCATGTCCGCCATCCCGGCCTACGCCCAGCTCATCAGCGACATTGGGGAGGCCGCCCAGCGGCGCAACGGCATCCTCTACGGCATCGACGGACGGCGTCTGGAGATCCGTCACAAGCACGCTGCGCTGAACACGCTACTGCAATCGGCCGGGGCCATCGCCATGAAGGTGGCGACGAACCTGGCTTGTGAACGGCTGGCAGGCAAGGCCCACTTGATCCTCCACGTCCACGATGAGATGCAGTTCGAGTGTCGCCCCGAGCACGCCCAAGAGGTTGGCAAGGTGGCGGCAGGGTCTATCGCTGAGGCAGGGCAGATCCTGGGTTTCCAGTGTCCTCTGGCTGGCGAGTTCCGAGTGGGTAACAACTGGGCTGAGACACACTGATGAGGCACAACGTAGCGTACTGGGCAGGACTGTTCGACGGTGAGGGTTGCGTGTGGTGGGGGAATACACCGCGGGTCTCGATAACGAACACCTACTTACCAATCTTGCGGGTCTTGAAAGAGGACTACGGTGGGGCTCTCCGTCTTAACTCGAATAAGGGTCGACGGTGCTATGTATGGACGGCCAGCGGGGACGAGGCCATGAGGTTCCTCAACTTCATCAAGCCTCATCTTGTAATCAAACGCGCACAGGTAGACCTAGTTGAGAAGATGCGCTATTGTGAGAAAGCAGAGCGCCCCATGTACGACGGTGTACTGCGGGGCCTCAAGAAAGTCACCTATGAGCAGTAAGCCCCATCTCCTGATCGACGGCGACCTGATCGTCTACCGCTTCTCTGCGGCCCAAGCCAAAGAGATCCAATGGGCCGACGGCCTGGTCACTGTCCACGCGGACACCGCTCTTGCTCGCAGCGACATCCAGTCGGAGGTCTGCCGCCTGCTCAAGAAGTTTCGGACGGATCGGTTCACGTTCTGCCTGTCCGATGCGGTCAACTTCCGCAAGGGGCTGCATCCGTCGTACAAGTCGGCCCGTGGAGCCAAGCCTGTTGGATTCAAACCGATCAAGGAGTGGGCCCATGAGCACTTCAACGCTGTTGTCTACCTCGGCCTCGAGGCCGACGACACGCTGGGCCTCCTGTCCGCGGACATGGACAACGCGATCATCGTGAGCTGGGACAAGGATATGTGCCAGATCCCTGGACGGCACTACGATCCCCGGCAGAACAAGACCTTCTCCGTCACTCCCGAGCAGGGGTGGGAATGGTTCCTGACCCAGGTCCTGACTGGTGACCGTGTAGACGGTTACACTGGACTGCCTGGGTGCGGACCCAAGACCGCAGAGAAGATCCTGGACGGCAACTGCACTTGGGCAGCGGTCGTCGAGGCGTACGAGCAGGAGGGGCTTACTGAGAAGGACGCATTGGTCCAGGCCCGTCTCGCTTACATCCTCAAGAACCCGTCTGACTACTCAATCGAAACTGGAAGGATCACACTATGGACACCCCCGAAAAGCGCGTCGACATCCACCCCCTCGACATCCACTCCGACGTCACCAAAAAGGCGAAAGACCTGATGGTTCGC